AACAGGATTCCAACCCCATTGGAAGATTCGGCTACCACCTTGGGGTGTTCCAGTACCAGTCGGCCCAGTGCCACCATCCACATTTGTTTGCAATCCACTTGTTCCAGAAATTACATAACTTCTGTCAGGTCTTGGATTTCTCAGAGCTTGTGGGTCATCCACAGGCCACATACCCAACTGCAACTGCGGATGATCTGGGTCCCAGCACTCTGGGCACACCAACAAGTTGTAGTTCTTAGTCTTGATGATCTCAGTCTTTAGAACCTTTAACTTGAACCGTTGACCGCAACGGTCACATTCCGAAATCGCATTCTTGCCAGAAGCAAAACGATTACCCACGACTACCTCCCAATGTAGGTCTGTCTAGGAACCAAACGTAATGCTGCTTTCTCATGATCTTCGTACGCGGCAAGTTCCCATGCCTCGTCATATTGCTGTTTCAACATACCAATACGCTCCATACCTTGCGGTACTTTGCCAGCAATGTAGTACGACAGGCCAGCCGCCATACAAGGAATAAATCTAAACGGCACGTCCATGATGTTCACACCGCCACCTGCATCTTGAGTGCGACGCAAACGCCAGTAAGCAAACGTATATTGCTGTGCACTATCGGGAGTAGGCCAAACTGTTATGGCTGGGACTTGTTGCCAGTACACAGGGATAGTGTTACCACCAGTATGACTTGCGGCAATCGTGTTTTGTTGTCCACGGAAGCAGTTATACAGCGTGCCTGTAACAGCATTTGTATCTTGCGTGATATAGCTGTAATTGATAATCTCGTTATCAATCTTTACAAACCCAGATGCGGGTAAACCCGTAACATCATTTAACACGATTGAGGTGGATGTACTTGTGATTGTTGTGGTTAGCGTAGAGGCTACAGGCGAAGTCTGCCCGTTGTAGCGCTGAATCCAAACCTGAATAGGTCTGGCTTGCTGAATCTTATTTGGTATCGTAGCGTAGGTAGAGACGCTAATACGGGTAATTGTTAAGTCCGCTTGAGTAGCCGTATTGTTGGCTCCTGTGCGGATTAGGTGCTCAAGGAGGTCAATAGTGTCGTTTGGTAGCGGGTAGGTATTCTGACCCTGAACTAACGTAATAGTGCCCGGCTCGATAGTCCATAGGTTGATACCACGGTTTGCCCAATCAGCAAACATGATATTAAGACTACGACGTGCGGTACGCAAATCATAGCCCGTGCGCATCTCACTACCAGCGCGTTCGAACGCCTCCTCGACCAACTCAGAAAGGTCAAGGTTAAATCCAAATTCGCCGGAGGTTTTTGCCATGATTACTCGTCAGAGGTTTTAGCTTTTTTAGCTTTGGGGACTTCTACGGGGGCATTCATCTTGTCAATCAATGCTTGGACTTCATCGGTGATGTGTCCTTGATTAGTTGATTGAACTTCGCCCAAACAGTTAAGCGCTGCTTTGATTAGTGCCAATTCGTCATCGTTAAACATAGTTTTCCTTACTTTTTAAAACTTTTAAGGGTCTGGGCTAGACGAGCTCTTTGACCCATCTTGCCGGGGGCTTTGGCGGCTTTTGCTAACAACTTTGGAGAGATCGGGTTCTTCGGATTCTTTGGGTTAATACCTAAAGACTTCCGCAAAGCTCCGGGCTTCTTGATTGCTTTCTGTATCCACTGTTCAGCCATTATCTAAACCCCGCTGTTTTCTTTGCAATAGTTTTTGGTTGCGCTACGAATTGCTTCCCGGCTTTTTTGCCAGCACGCTTCGCACGTGTTGTAGCAGCGTACTCAGCAGGGCTGAGACTTTTGATCGCAGCTTCTGGAAGGTAGCGCTCACCTGTTTTACTAGACGGTTTTCCACTTTTGGTTCTCCATTTTTGGTCACCCCAGTTTTTTAAGGACTGTTGTGGCGCTTTCAATCTCTATAACCCCCGCCCGCAGCCTTATAGCGTTTAGCCATGACTTGAGCTTTACGTGCTGACCACTGACCTGCGTCAGTACCTACGATTGCCGCAGCTTTGACGCTGTTAAAAATCCGCTTGCGTAAATCAGGCTTGGTGTAGTTACCAGCCTCATTCACTTTTGATTTTGCTTTGCCGCCTTCAGCGTACTGTGTGAAGTCAGTGTTATCCCTTCGGGCAGTCTTCTTGCCTTTGGGCATCTTGGAAGGGCGTATAGCGCCCATACCGCGACTTGACATCATTTAGTACATCCTTCCTTTGGTCTTACCCTTAGTGCAACATCCATCTGCACGAGAAGAAGCGGTCATACCGCCTTTGGCTTTGCTTTCCGGCTTAGGCATACCGCCCATCATTGCACCGGCTGCTTTTAAAAGCATCTCACCTTTTGATGGTTTTTCGCGTCTAGACTCCTCTTTTAAGCGCTTTTCATGCTCAGAAAATTTATCTTCTGGCGCTACTTTAATGCCGCTACCGGCAACTGGAGGCTTATAGTCTTTGACGACGGGGTCATCCACAGGAGTGGAGTCGGGGTATTTAATATCAGCCATGACCATTCCTTAGCAGGCTCTACCGCTCTTGCCGCCCTTACTCATAGTAATCATTTTGCCTTTGGTTTTACCCTTGGACTCGATGCCACCACCTTTAGCTGCAAAAATAGGTACTTTTTTACCGTCTTTCATTTTCATAGGCATGCCGCCTTTTTTCATACCCATCATGCTGCCTGCCATGTCGGTTTTAGCCATAGGAGTAGGCTTTTTCATGCCGTCCTTAGCAGTGCTCATGCCAGCCTTCATTGTTGGTTTGCCCATTTTTGTAGCCATAGTATTTCCACCTTGTTTAAAAAGTTCGGTTTTGCCCTGAAAAGTTTCGGGCTTGTTTACCTTCTGCAAATCAGGACGCGTACGCGGCCCACCTTTAAAACTAATGCCTTTATCAGCTGTAGCAAAGTCTTTGCCAACAGACTGAGGGACACCAGCTTTCTTGGCAAACGATGGGTTGTTAGCCACCGCTTCCATGAAATTGTGCTGTTTTTTACTTGTTGACGGCATTCTTATGCACCAACTTTTGCACAGTATCAGTCTCGTATATGCGGATACACATCCACACAATACCCAAAAGGCTACCAACTAGCGTGGCTACTGGAGTCATCCAGCCCATCACACTAGAGAGCGTGACTGTCAGAGCCGCCCCATCAGTTATTGCTTTAATTTCTGGATTCATATCAACACATCCTTCCTTTGGTCTTGCCCTTCTGGGCTATACCGTCTGCTGAGTTTACGTACCCGCCTTCAGCGCAGTTCCATGCTCTAAGACTTTTGTTAATCCTAGAGTTCGGGTCGTTCGCTGTTTTTGCGGATGTCAATTTGCTTTTCATGCCCTTCATTCGGGCACAGAAAGAGTCTCGCCTTGAGCCGCCCTCGGGTTGAGGTGGTTTCAAGTTGTGCCCTTCTTTCTTCGCAGAGGCTCGGCCCTTGGCGTTCAGCCCGCCGTTGGGGTTCTTGCCTTCCTTGCGTTGCCAAGCTGGGGATGCCATAACTCATTATCCTTGTGAATCGTTCTTAATCAAAAGAATGTGCATTTCGCCAGTCATTTGCCCGGAATTGCTTGAACTAACGTGCATATCAAGGTCTGTTTTTTCAGCAAACGCTAATGGGTAGTCAAAATGACGATCAAAAGTGTTACCGCCGTTAAAACGAGCAGATGCTTCAATTGTTGGGAAGTTGTTGCCGTACAAGTACACATACAAGAACCCAGAACAAATGGTGTTAGCCGTTGCGTTGTTTGACGAAAAGGTGTAACTTGAAACATATGCTGTATAGCCAGCAGGCACTGTGTAGATTGCCTGAGTTTGGGCGTTGTACGCAACAGGCATCAATGAGTAGATGGTTGCAGGAACTCCAGTTGTCACTGTGCCTGTACCAGCGTAGATGATGCCAGCGGCGGTGTTACCGCTTCCCGCAGTAAGCACATAAAAATCGTTGATGCGTAGATAACTATTGACGGTGTTAACTGCTGTCTGCCCGTTCAGAGCAACAACTTCAGAAATCACGTTGTAGTTAGCATCCAAACCAACAATACGTACTGTGCGTGCGCCAGAACCAGCGGATGTGTCATTTGCACTGCCGCTAGAAATTTTCATCACTGTTGCAGATGCTGGGAACGCATAAACACCAGTAGTTGCCCAAACAGATTGGTTTGTTGTTACTGTTGCTGCTTGACCAAATTGGAACACGTATTGGTGCATGGATATTTGTCCACGACCAACCTGCAAATCCCAAGGCTCAATAGTACCCATGCGGGTGATTGAGGATACGACTGCCATAACTAATCTCCTTTAAGTTTTAAAAACAAGGGGCCGAAGCCCCTAGGACTGATTAGTCAAAGTTACCGTATGGGTAAGTTGTTGTGGTGCCGATGTTGTTATCGGGTTGTGTGTAGCGTATAGTAAAGTTAAATTTGCCGCCAGTAGGCGCCACTACAGTAGTACCGGTGATTGACAAAGTAAATACTACTTGCGACAAGTTAGGTTGACCATTACCAACCACGATGTCTGTTGTGGTAGATAACATGTTAATCAAGTTGGTCGCGCTATAAGTGGTTGTCTTACGACCAGCAGTACCCACAGTTGTGGTTCCTAATTGCGTAGAAGCATAAGTAGGAGTTCCAGCAGCGGCGGTAGTCGCGTTAGATACATAAATGCTCACATCAGACAATGTAGCGCCACTTTCCCCAGTGATTGCGCTCAAGTAATCAATAGTGATGTCTTGAATTGTGCAACCTGTAGGCAAATAAAAGATTACGCCACGATATACCTGTGTGCTTACATCCGTTGGGGGAGTTGTAGTGGTAGCAGGGAATGCGGTAGATGGGGTATACAGTTGTCCCGCTGTGTTAGGGATACCGTTAGCAAAAGCATACTGCCCCGAAGTACCGGAATAGCCGTTTGTACCAGATGTAGTAACGGAAAGATCAATGTAGGCGTCTTGAACTAACTCAACGTAACCAACGTTACGTAAAGAGCCAAAACGTGTGTCGCCAGCTAGTACTGGGCCTTCAAATGTGGAACGTGCCATGACAAAAGTCCTTATGCAAAAGTGCCTTTACCGATCGTTGCATCGTCTGCTGGGGCAGTGGTGGTAAAGACGGATCACCCAGATATGGCTAATATACACTAAATCTTTCCGGCGTCAAGCATCATTTTGTCATATTGCCGGAAAATAATGCGACTATGCCGTACAAAGTCCGCCTCGTAAACCATCAAGACCCCAAGTGGCGGGCTACACTCAAATCTTTACAAAAAGAATGTTTACCCGGAGATATTGTTTATGCGCCCAACAACGGATACTGGCACTTGGCTTTTGGACAGGATATGGTACCTGTTGGTTTCTCCGGTCTTGTTCCTTCTCAGCGCTGGAGTGATTGTATGTATCTGTGCCGTTCAGGTGTGCTACCTCTTCATCGTGGACAAGGACTGCAGAAACGACTTATTAGAGCCCGTATACAAGTGGCTAAGGAAAGAGGCATGAATTGGTTAGTAACAGACACACACTCCAATCCAGCATCAGCAAACAGCCTAATTGCATGTGGTTTTAAAATGTTTGACCCAACAGAACCGTGGGCCGCCAAAGGTGCGGCCTACTGGCGACTAAAACTATAACTTCTAGGTTATATATGCAAATTATTGCTTTTAGCTAATACTAGATAATTTTGGATAATTCTGATAATGGCTCATATATAGACCATTAAGCTCTTTAATGACACACTAATGGATCATATATGCCCTATAAAGACCCCGAGCTAAAGAAAACAAAACAAAAACTTTATGCCGCCAAGCACTATGAAGCACATTCCAAAGCGGTAAAGGCTAGTACTAAAGTACGAAACAAAACGCTTAAAGGTCGGTGGCTAGATTTCAAAGCCACTCTTGCCTGCATGGAATGCGGTATGGACCACCCGGGAGTGCTGGACTTTCACCATATAGACCCAGAAATGAAAACAGGCAGTGTGCACAAATTTGTACAGGCTAGACGTTGGAAAAAAGCGTTTGAAGAAGTAGAGCAGTGTCTTGTATTATGTGCAAACTGCCACAGAATTGTTCATTATAATGAACATCAGGTAAGGAAGGCGGCTAAGAAAGCCAAGAAAAACGGGGCCGAAGCCCCGTGAAATCCGGAAACTAAACCCGATTATTTTTCTTCAGGGGCTTGAGTAATGTTGAAAATGTATGTATTTCCAGCATCTTCTCCGACGGTTTCGTCAGATTCATCTTCATCCTCTTCTGGATCGACTTCAAACCACTCGTCAGTTTCTGCATCGTATTGATACCATGCGTCATTTTCTGCATCATAGAAATAATCGCCGTCTTCGTCTTCGTACTCTTCGTCTTCGGCTTCTTCTTCGTCTTCGGCTTCTTCTTCGTCTTCGTCTTCGTCTTCGTCTTCTTCGGTTACGACGTCATAGTCCACAGCCCAGCCGTGAGCTTGTTGAAACTCAATAAATTCTTTGATGATTTCAATCTTGTCAAAATCAAAGGTCTCAATCGTCATTACTTCGTCTTCGGTACCCCAAGCGCTGAGGTCAATGGTGATTTTATACATAGGTTCTCCAAGGTTAAAAAGGACACAGCTCGGGGGCTGTAACCACATGCTAGACGACCTTTATGACTTCTGCAAGGCAATAAAAAAGGCCCCTTGTGGGGGCCTTCATGTAGTACTTTAAGTTCTAATTTTAATAAGAACCTGAAGAAGCAAACATGCCTAAAGGATCAGACCAACCGAAGCTGTAACGCTCACGGGCCTTGTAACGAACGTTACCGGTATCGAAGTCACCGTCCATGCTGTTTTGCAGCGGAGTGCGGATGAAATGCTTCAAACCGTTAGGTACGTCAGTTGTCAAGAACCAAGCATTGGTGTCAGTCAGATAGTGGTTAATTGTGTAACCTTCTGGGATGGCACCATTGTTCTTAATTGCGTTGATGTCGTTGTTGTTAGTTCCAACGCGGAGGCTGGTTTCTAACAGACGAGTCGCAACGAATTGCAATGCTGGTGGGATGATAAGCTTTTTAGGCTTAGCAGCGATCAACAGACCACGCTCATCAGTCCAAGCAGCGATTTGAATAACGGCGGCTTCAAGGGAAGTCTCGTTCAAGTCAGCTTGAGTAGATGGGGTGTTGCTGTTAACGCCACCGTTGACCAAGGGGTGTGAAGTGCTAAACAAAGCAACGCCGTCACCG